ATTTATAAGTTCATTTGGTAGATATTTTAGAAATGATTGAAATAATTGGATATATATTCGGCGTAGGCTTCCTTATTTGGCTAACCGTACTTTTTGGTATTTTTATCGCAGTCAAATACTTTGAGAACCTATGAGAAGATACCGTTATGTAATTGTCAAAAAAGACAAGCCTAATGCTTTGCTTCCATATGGCGTAGAAGTTTATCTAAACCAAGATAAAAAACCCATTAAATCTTATTGGTTTAAAACACCCCAAGAAAGAATAGAGGGCCTCAAGATTGTTGCTAATTATGATTAATCTCGATACAATCCGAAAGTGGTACTTGTTTGATTGGATTCAATATATCTTCTACTCTCCTAAAAGTATGTATCTTATGAGTGCCACACTCTCATGAGTTTCTTATTTTACCTAGCTTTATTCTTATACATACTTGTATTTATTTTAGATAGACCTAACCAAAACTAATCAAAACTTTCTTCTTCCTCTACATCTGTAGCTTGATCTATTACTTCCTGTTTTAGATCTTCCTGTTCCAACCTTTCTAAACTATCAGCCTCATCTTCCAGCTCGCCTGGATCCAGAAGACCGTCAGTTTTATTGGCTAAGACCACATTACCCATCAGCTGCTCAAGTCGTTTCTCTACTTCTTCCCGACTCATTTGATCAACCTTCCCGAACATAACTTCTTTTCTATCCACTACAAGACCCCCGACCTTTAACAAACTATTTTGTGCCGATATGGCAGCGTTAAAGGACCCCGCTTCGAGGGCCTTGTCTCTAATATCATATAGATCCTGGACAGCTCTATCATAATTCAACTCATACTTCTTCTTAGCTTCATTCATCAGATAGTTATATTCTTTGCGAATCGTTGGATGATTCATGAGCTTATTGGCAGATTGACGAGCATCTTTATACCCAGCCTTATGTGCGCATTCTACGAGAGATAGCCGAGGATTATTGACAGCTTGCCAAATAAAGTTTCTTTGTCTGCGATTGAGTGAATTGTCTAGGTTAGCGAATTCTATAGGAGCTTCTTCTTCTGGAGAAAGGATAGGTTCATATTCTAATTTATTTTTTCTATAACCCATATTGTTTTAAGCATATTAGAGTGAGGGAAATAATAATACCTACCCCCACTTTACCCTAAAGTGTATTGAGAGGATACCTTACAACAAATTACTTCGTCAAGATATTTATTATTTATTTATCTATATTTCCTTCTTTCCTGTGACAAAAATGAAAAAAATAAAATAATCGTCAAACCCGCATTCTTATCATGTTTTCTTGCGTCATACATTTATGACAAAAATAAGACAATAATAGATTAGTCATTATCTGGCGTAAATTCTATGACAGTTTCACCTAGTTCTACATACTGATTGAGGATCTCATCCACTAAATGCAGCAGCTTATCATCATCCTCTTCTACAAGCTTTTGTAGACTCCACACACAATAGCTCAATGAAGTTAAAACAACGCTTAACTTATCCTCGCCTCTTAGTGTGTAATTGTTAAAAAGATTCTCTAAACGCGAAACCACCTCAGCTAGAGTTGGCTTTTGCATCTTACTTTGGATTGGAACTACTTTAAATGTCATTAATTAACTATAACTTATTCAGTAAAATTATCTAGGTCTTCTTGTTTAACCTCATGTGCAACATGACGCATCAATATATCAATAAGTTCTAGCTTTTCAGACCTGGAAAGACTATGGAACTGGCTCACGATTGTTTGTATTAACTCTGTACTACTCATATTTTTATTCCTTATATAAAAGCGGGGGATTGTTTCGCCAAGCTCCCCCGATACTTATGCAGACTATCCAGCTTAATTGCTGAATGACGCGAACTAAACTATTTGAATGTTCTCAAACTCTTCGTTATGAAACATACGAACTTCTTCCTCTGGACAGGATGACTCGAAGTTTAAGTTTTCTTTGTAATATTTCTTGTAGGCCCCCACAAGATCATTCGTTTTCTTATCAGCCAGATCGTTTTCAGCCTGGTCATAAGACAAACGCATTAACATGTACATATCGCTTGTTCTACCCATTTGTAACCTCCTAAAGTTTCTATATGTAGACATTATAGACTTTTTCCTTTAAAATGCAATGAAACACATTTACTTAGGAGAGTAATATGCAAACAACTAAAGAACAGATAGATGCAATCTTAAATGCATCAAACGAAAGAGAGATCACTAAAGATCGTCTTAACTACACTTTGTTTGAACTGAAGGCCAACATCTCAGATCTAACAGAGATTGTTAATAAACTTACAGATGCCGTTGATAGCATGAAGGAGGCGTCATGAGTTTACAAGAATGGAAAAACGATGAGCTAGCGTTTGAAGTGACAGCTGATGCTATGGAAACTTACGCTAATAAATGCAGTCAAGAAAAAAATCCTAATGGAGCAACTATGATGAACCCTATTGAAGGCTCATATGTTTTAGTAAAGAACTTGGTAACAAGCTTACTTTATAAAGCAGAGGGTCATGAGGAATCTTTATTAGAGGTTATTCAAGAGGCTATAGATGATGCTGTTGAGATAATTAAAAAAACCCAGGAGAAATCATGAAAATAATGCCAGAAATCTTAGAGAACGAAGAACATATGGTCCTCGGGGATGCTGTCTATTTCCCAGATATGGAACATAACTTCTATCATTCAGTACCAGGAATCTCATCATCAAACATTAGAAGGTTTGGTCAGAGTCAGCTTCATGCATTTGAAGAGGAGAATGAGACTACCCCAGCCATGAAGTTTGGAACTGCTGCTCACTCACTTATTGTTGAGGGAGAGGAAGCTTTTGTGAATGATGTGGTGTGCTTGAGTGGATCTCCATACACCAACGCTAACAAAGAGTTAAAAAAGGAGTATGAAGACAGAGGATTAATCGTTATTACTGCTAAAGATAAAGNNAGAAGGAGTATGAGGACAGAGGATTAACCGTCATTACTGCTAAAGATAAAGACACCCTTTACGGTATGAAGGAGGCTTTGATACCAGAAGGTATTAAACATCTATCAGCTGATGAGGGAGAATATCCAAGCGTGTTCAACTCTCCATTTGAAAGAGCAATCTTTTGGTGGGAAAAGGATCTATTACTCAAAGTTAAGTCAGATGTAATTAGATATCCTGTCAGTATGCCTCATGAGTCTAACTCTATTATTCTTGTTGATTATAAAACTACGACTGATTGTTCAGTTCGAGGTTTTACTTCATCTATCAAGAAGTATCAGTATGATCTTCAAGCAGCTTGGTACAAACGTGGCTTTGAGAAAGCTGGCTTTCATGTAGCTGATTTTATATTTGTTGCGCAAGAAAAGAAAAAACCTTTTGCAAGTAAGATCTTCAAAATGAATCATGATGACATGACTGCTGGTTGGCTCAAGCTTGAACATTTACTAGGCGAATACAACGCTGTATTAAACGGTCAAGAAGCTACGATCTATAACTCACCTAATATTGTGACTGTAGATCTTGGAGATAGGAAGTGAGTAAAGGGAAACATGATCCAGTAAACCAACCACCTCACTACACTAGAGGTGAGATAGAGTATATACAGGCCATGAGATCTATGCTTACGGCAGAAGAGTTTAAAGGTTTCTGCAAAGGTAATGCCGTTAAATATATTTGGAGAGAAGATCTAAAAGGATCTAACATCTCGGATCTAAAAAAAGCAGTTGTCTATTTAAATTGGGCGATAGAAAGATTGGAGAATATGTAATGATTAATTACCCTTGTGGTTGGTTTGATGTAGAACAGTTGCCTGGTGGTTCTGGAGAACAAGAAGATGAAAGATCTTAAACAAGAAAGAGAAGTCTTGGTCCAGGCAAAGTTTTATGTTGATGCTGTGGATCCAAACGCTGCAAACATTCCAGATTTATTAAGAGAAAAGTTTGAAACCGAAGTCAATAGAAATAAAATATTTTTTTCTATCTGCATACCAGGAGATGATAACAAAATAGATCTAGAAAAACTTATTGAAGAAAACAACGATCTCTTACATAAGGTTA